AGTACGCTAAATTAGAGGACAAGATTGTTCTTTCATTCGAGGGCGTAACAACTGGCGGTGGTGATGTTTTCGCAGCAACAGGTCTAGTACCTCTATTGCTCACTAACGGAACACGAACTGTAAACGTTTCTGCATTCACAGGCGCAGCAGTACAACCAGCTCTAGGTATGACTTATGGTCTTATCGAGAGTGATAAGCAACTATCTATGGTCTGTAACCGCAAAACTTGGGGTCGTCTAGCTACAGTAGTAGACGCAGAGGGTCGCAATACATTCACAGTAGTTGGTCAGCAAGTAACCGCTGGCGCACTTGGAACATTCAACGTAGTAATCTCCGAAGAAGTTGGCGATGGTCTAGTTGTAGTAGGCGCATTTGACGACTACCAATTAGTATCTCGTGGCGGACTAGAAACTCTATTCAGCCGAGAAGCAACAGTTGGTTCATTGAACCTATTTGAAGATGACGCTAGTGCAGTACGCGCTTGTGTCGATGTAGCTGGTAAGCCAGTTCGCATTAGCTCATTCGTACTAATGGACTTCGTACCAGTAGTAAGCTAATAAACCCTAGATAAGGAGATGACCAAATGATTACAGCAGTTAAAATGGCACAGTTGCTTGGTCGCTCTTTGACTAGTAGCGAAACAGCTAGTTACGATTTGTACCTTAAAATTGCACGACAACAGCTTGAGCAATTACTTTGTTTAGAGCTATGCACCGATGGTGGCGAGCGTACCTATGAAAGCCGAGATGGTTATCGTACTGTGTATATCGACCCTTTCACATCTGTAGCCACAGTTACGATTGATGGCAGTGAGATAAGTGAGAGCGACTATACGATTAAGCAGAATGATAAGTTTAATGGTTCATGGTACAACATCATCGAGTTCAGCACTAAGCGACAGGGCGAGTTAGTAGTTGTGAACGGAAGCTGGGGGTTCGACCCAGTACCCGATGATTTACAACTACTGCTTGCTCTAATGTTTGCTGATATAAGTAAACAACAGCGAGATGACAGTCGAGTTAAGTCAAAGAACATAGAGGACTACAGCGTAACCTATAAAGATGGCGGTGGCATGACATCATTCGTCCAGTCAAACGGACTATTGATTGATAAGTACAGCCAATGTAACAAGGGTACAATCCGACATGGACGTGTTCAACCTGTTTACTACAACTGATTACGAGCTATTACAGCTTGAAAGCGGTGCTGGCGGTAACGCCATAGTGCAGGAATGGACAGCCAATGGTGTAGTTAAACTTCGAGATGGCATGGTGCAATCCGACAACATGGAAACATTTGAGTCGGGCAGTACCTTGCACGTTAGACCAACAGAAGCGTTTCTAGCGGTTCTAGGCGGTAACTTAGTTGGTAATGGTGTAAGAGTTGCAAAAGACAATCACACCACCACAGAGTACCGCATAATTGGTCAGACAGAGGGCTATGACTTTGATACAGGCGAGCTGGCATTCTATAAAGTAACACTAAAGCGAGAGTCAGTATGGGAAACGTCAGATTTACCTCTAACATAAAGCAGTGGACAGCCGACACAGATAGGAAGCTGGACGTTGCATTTTTAGAGATGGCAACAGACATACACCGAACATCGGCTATGCTTGCACCTAAAGACACGCGCAACCTTGTCAATTCAGGCAGGATTGAGCGAGTCAAAGAGGGGCATTACACAGTTAGTTATGGTGGCGGTTCTGTACCATACGCAAGAATTAGGCACTACGAAAATAACAAAAACCCACAGACGTTGGGCTACCTAGAAAAAGCTGGCGACTCAACGTTTAGAAACTTAAAAAGATACACCAGAGGATTGTAATGGTAACACTTCACATACTTCAATACTTAGAGGACAACGGCTTTGGAACTATGAGCAGTAGCTTGTTTTTCGAGAAGCTACCACTAGGCAAAAGCGGTGTTGCTATATTCTCAAGGGGCGGTGAAGCAAACTACGGCAGGGCTAGATGTGTACAGCGATTTGATTTGTATAGCAGGGGTAGCAGTGATTTGACTGGCTACGATAAACTAGACAAAATCAGAAGCTTTTTTGCAGACAGCTATGGCGAAACTTGTACCTTACCGACCATCAGTGGTGTTAGCAATCGGCAATACAGGAATGCTCGCATAACGGCAATAGACAACATTGAAAACATCGGACTCGATGATAACGACAGAGTTATATACCGATTAGGAGCAGAGATAATTTACGAAAAGAACTAAGGAGAAAATAACATGGCAAACGTTGTACTTGGCGGACCAGCAGAGGTAGCGATAAATGGTATAACCATTCCAGCTTCACTACTAAGCGAGGTGTCTGTCGAACTAACAGAGGGAAACCGAGAGCGTGAAACTCTTGGCGGTACTTTCACAAAACCTAGCGGTGTAATGGAAACTGCTCAAGTAATGTTCACGCTTTACTTGCCTAGCATGGACTACTTAAAAAACATCTTCCCATCACGCTACAATGCACCATCTGGCGAACAGCTAACTGGTAACATTGTAATTAACAGTGATGAGTGTGTTGAAACTTCATCTGGTCCAGTGAACATTCACTATACCTGTGAAGCACTAGACAACAATGATGTTTACATCTACAACGGAATAGCTGCGCTTAACTTTAACCCAACCTATAACGCCAGTGATGACGTTACTATCGAGGTTACTATCTATGCACAGCCAGACGAAAGTGGAAACGTAGCCCGAATGGGTACAGGCAATCTTACACAAGATAGCTACTATGACGCTACAACTGAAACAACTGTAGTCAGCTAAATACAAAAACAGCACTAGCCCCTAAAAAAAAGGGGCTTTTTGCGTAATAAAAATACCCTTTTTGCTATAATAAAAGTAGTAAATAAAGGGGTATATATGTTCGAGATTACGACAGACAAGCAGAAACGTAACAAAAAAGTTAAGATTGACGGCTACACATACGATGTACGCAAGGCTGGTGCTGGCGATAGCCTAACCATGCAACAGGCTGGTCGTGAGATTACCAAGCTAGGTAAACTTACAAACCCAACCGAGCAAGACAGCGAGCGTATAGAGAAGCTAACAATTAAAACCTTACAGATTTGTTTAGGATTGTTTGACTCTCTTGGCGACAAGGAAGCAGAGCAACACTTAAACAGTCTTGACGTTGAAACTTTAATGGAAGTAATCCAACAGATATTTGAGGACGATGATGGAACAGTCCAAGCGTCTTGAGCTAACCGCAGAGGAACTTGCAAAAGTCCAGCGGTCTAGGCAAAGTCGAGAACCAGTTAATGTAGCACCAGAGGAACTATTTATTGCAGAGTTCGGGTACTACTATGGTTGGGGCGGTGTTCAGGCTATCTTAAACAACGATATCGACATGGCTACAGCCAGTGGGTTACTACGAGGGGCGCAAAAGGTTTGGTATAACAAGGTTGTTGAGCAGTCCTATGCCACATATACGTCAAATGTAGCAGGGCAATCTGGCAAAAAAGGTAATCAGATAATGAAAAAAGGGCTTGCAGAGTTCATTAAACAGTCAAAGGTTGAAGCATAATGGCAAATACTACAGTCGGTAAAATCGTTTATGACGCAGTTATTAACACTGATGGGCTTAAAAAAGACGCTCAAGTAGCCGACAAACAAGCTCAAGCCGTTGGCGACAGTCTTGGAAACAAGGTAGCAAAGGGCGCAACTATAGCTGGAACTGCTATGGTAGCTGTCGGTGCTACGTTTATGAAAGTAACAGCCGATAGCTTAAAGGCAACTGTTGAGTGGGCTGGTGGTGTCGCCAAGTTAAGCAGGGAAACTGGCAGTGGTACAGAAGCTATAAGCAAACTACTCTATGCTGGTAAACGCTATGGCTTATCTACAGATGACATGAGCAAATCACTAGGTATATTCTCTAAGAAACTTGTCGAAGCTAACAAGGGCAACAACGAAACCGCAGATACCTTTAACAAAATGGGTGTCAGTATCAAAGGCGCAGACGGCAAACTAAAACCATTCGATAGTATCTTTGGTCAGGTAGCCGAGAAGTTTAAGGCTATGCCGAATGGTGTTGAAAAGACAGCCCTAGCTATGCAGTTGTTTGGCAAGTCAGGTAAAGATATGTTGCCACTACTTAATCAGGGTGCAGATGGTGTGGCAAAGCTGGGCGCACAAGCCGAGAAGTTTGGATTTGTATTAACACAAAATAATATCAAAGCATTTGCTGGATTTAGAAAAGCTACTTTCGAGAGTGAACAGGCAGCTAAAGGTCTACAGATACAGCTCGGCTTATTAACACTTGGTCCTATGACACAGCTCAAACAAAAAAGCACAGAACTGGTTAGCAAACTAAACGAATTACCAGCACCGATGAAAGATACTATAGGGGCTATGATTGTGTTCGGTGGTCCAGCACTATCTATGGCTGGTAGCTTGTTAGCTGCCGCTGGTTCTGTAGGCATGTTGGTTACTGCTTTTCCAGCCCTGCTTGGTGCGCTTGGTCCTATAGGCTGGGCAATACTAGCTATTGTAGCTGCTGTCGGAATTGGCATAGCTATTTGGAAAAATTGGGGAACTATAGTCAAAGCTCTCGGTCCAATACTTAAACCATTACAAAAAATCTTTAGTGATATGTGGGTCGATATTCAAAAGATTGGTCAGCAAATAAGTAAAGAGCTAGCACCAGCCTTTGAGTTTATGAAACGTAACTCGGAAACATTAAAAAAAGTGCTTGTAGTTCTTTTGGCTGTAGCCTTGTTTCCATTTATTGCTGGCATAGCAGTTTTCGTTGCTTCATTAAAAATATGGTCTTTAACTATAGGGTTTATAGCCGACCATTTTCAAGCTCTAAAAAAAGCCATAGGCGTTGCTTTAGCTTTTGCATTTCCTCTAATAGGCATAGGTATCTTGCTGTTTAAGAATTGGGGAACTATAGTTTCATTTTTTGGAGATATCATAGCCACTGTATTCAAAAAAATACAAGGATTTTGGACGGGTACTCTTTACCCTGTATTTGAAGCTATAAAAAATGTTGTTACAACTATAGCCAATGTATATATAAAGTTTTGGGCTGCTATATTGCTTGTTACAATAGCTGTTTGGTCAATGATTGCTCAAGCAGTATGGAAAACAGTGCAGGGCATTTGGAATGTAATCACTACTGTTTTTGTAGCTATATGGCAGACTATATCTGTTGTAACGAGAACTATTTGGGGCGTAATATCGGGTGCTTTTAATCTATACCTCACTGTAGTAACAACAATCATGAAAACTATTTGGGGCGTAATATCGGGTGCTTGGAGTGGCATATGGGGATTTATACACCCAATACTAGGTGCTATTGGTTCAGCAATATCAAATGCTTTTCGCAACGCATTGAATATAGTGTCCTCGTTAATGAGTAGTATTTGGAATGCTGTTAGTTCTCGGATTTCTGCTGTAGTAGGTATTTTCAGAGGTCTTGGTTCGTCAATCGTTAGTTCAATCGGCAATTTCGGTAGTCTTTTATATAATAAAGGTAAAGATTTAATACAAGGCTTACTTAACGGCATGGGTTCTTTGCTTGGTTCTATAGGCTCATTCATGGCAAGCAAACTACCATCAGCATTACAAGGTCCATTCAAAAAAGCATTAGGTATTAGCTCACCATCAAAGGTCTTTGCCGAGTATGGTAAAAACATTACACAGGGTTTAGCTAATGGCGTAACAAACAATCTTGGACTTGTAAGCGGTTCTATGGGGGCTTTAAGTGCCACAGCTAATATAAGTGGCAATTCTAATATAAGTGGCGTAGATGGGCTGTCTGGCGGTCAGGCGACTTCACAAACCTCAATAGGCAACATTTATTTAGCAAATGACGTAGACGCTGACAGGTTTTTGCGTAAACTAAATGGCGACCAAGAAATAACAAGCAACGGATTAACACCACCAACGAGGTACGCATGAGCATTTATTCAGTAACATTTGATGGCACAGATTTATCTACCTTGAGTGGTGTTGATTTATATAACCACGACACCAATAAGCTACCTACTAGGCAAATAAATATCAACAAAATTGCTCGCAAAGATTTGTCTATAGTTACATCGGCTGAATATGTTAGCAAAGAAATAACTGTCTATCTTGATGTTTGTAGTTCTACAAGGGCTGGGACAGAAGCAACGCTCGCAAGTATTAAGGGTTATATTACAAAACCTAATGGACTATTGGTTATATCTCAAGGTGGGAATGACATAGAATATACCGCTACTATGAATGAGTTTAGTGTATCGTGGCTCGGACCACAGGCAGTTGTAACTATAGTGTTTATAGCGTCTACGCCTATTGGGAAACAAAGCACCTCTGTTTTATTAAATAGCTTACCAAACATCACGACCAGTACAACCAGCCAAGCACTAACTGTTACTGGTTCTGCTGTAGCATACCCAGTCATAACAGTAAGCATAACGACAGTTACAGGCGCAACAAATAAAAGTATTATTTTAGAAAATGGGCTTATTGGACAGGGCATTACTGTTACTAGAACATGGGCAAACCTTGATGTGTTGGTAGTTGATAGCTTGAACTTAACAGCTACAGTTAATGGTGGTGCAGTAGACTTTACTGGCGTATTTCCTCAATTTGATGTCGGGGCTGGACAGCTTAATTATACTGATAACTTCACCACCAGAAATGTTGCATTAACTTCATATTACCAGCCCAGATTGGTGTAGATTATGGCTAATGAGTTTGTTACAAAGCAATACATCTACAAGGTTTATGACTCGGACAATAACTATCTTGAAACATGGAAAGATGTTGTTAATGAACCCACGTGGACTCAAGAATTAAATAGTGCTGGCTCTACAACAAACGTAATACTAGCTCGCACATCTGATAGTTTAATCGTGAGTACGGAGTCCATTCTTGATGATACTAACAACGCAATACTAGATAGTGATGGATTTCCTTTGTTATCGGCTTCAATGAGTCGCAACAGTGTTGGTGCTGGTACATCAGTCAATCATAATAACCGAGTAGATATTTTTGTGTATTATGGCTATACAGATACTATAGATGATAATTTAGGGATAAACATATTAGATAGTGATGATAATCCTATCAGTGGTAGCGTTGGCGCACCGAACGGAGTTTGCAAGTTCTCTGGCTTTATATCTGAAATAAATCAAGAATATGGCTCAAATGAAAATACACAAGTTCAGATTACCAGTTTTGGTTATGACTTATCACAGTACCCTGTAGTTGATAGCAGTGGTAATACAACAGTTACATTTAGTGGTGCTGACCCATCAAATATATTAAAATCAGGTCTTGATAGATTTACCGCAAATGGTGGTGGTAAAACCTTTACAACATACGCCAGCAACACCATAGACAATACGTCTACTGCTGTAACTTATACCTTTAAGGTTAATGACTACAAGGAACTATTAGACATTACAACTAAACTCGCACCATCTAACTGGTTTTACTGGATTGGACTAGGCGATAATTTAGTCAGGTTTAGAGCTAGACCGAGTACAGCAAACCACACTTTTTATTTAGGCAAGCACATTAAAAGTCTAAGTTTAAGGTCATACATAGCTGATGTAGTTAATGATGTGCTGTTTACTGGTGCTGGCGACCCTGCTCTATATAAAAGATACACTGTTACGCCAAGTTCTTTTACCAGACGAGGGCTGGCTAAATTATCTGATAGTCGGGTATCTGTATCAGCGTCTGCTGATATATTGAGTCAGGGCGAAATAGATGAGAAAAAAAATATACAGTATCGGTCTACTATCGAAATAGTTGATGGTGCTTATGACATAGAGAGTATTCAGCTGGGCGATATGGTGGCGTTTAGAAACTTTGATAACCACATAGACAGTTTACTTTTACAAATAGTCGGGCTATCGTACACTCCAGATGTAGTAACCTTACAATTAAACACCTTACCGCCAACTGTACCGAAACGTCTAGAGGAATTAAGACGAGCTGTTGATACACAAGAAAATGAAACAGCACCAAGCGCACCAAGCTAGTGATTTGATATAATTAAAGTAATAAGAAAGAGAATAACCAATGGCAAAAATCCCAGCATATACAGAACTAACATCACCTAATCAAAACGATTTACTCGTAATCGAGGACAGCGTTGCTTCGGCAACTAAGAAAATTAAACTCGGCAATCTTATTGGCGTACAGGGCGTAGGCTATACAGCAGTTGGCGCAACCCCTAATACTGTAACCGCAAACGGAAACCGCTCTTATACCTGTGTGTTTAACTCTACAGACCTAAGCGGCTTTTTATCTTCTGGTATGCGGCTAAGAACCACCCGAACCGTACCCGCCCCTACCCAATGTACTTCCCTTAACGGTACTACCCAGTATTACTCTAAATCTTCTCCTGCTGGTATGACCTTTACTGATGACTTTGTTGTTAGTGCGTGGGTGAAATTGAGTAGTTATGCGTCAGGAGTTATCGCTGGTCGCTATAACGGAACTTCTGGCTGGTATATGAATATAAACGCTTCAGGTCAAGTTGTTTTGACTGGGTTTAATGCTGGTGCGGGCAACTACAGCAGCGTGAATACTTATCAGTCTGTTCCACTCAACAAGTGGGTACACGTTTCAGCTCAATTAGATATGTCAGCGTTTACAGCAACTACAACAACATCGTATGTGATGATTGACGGTGTAGATGTACCAGTAGTAGTTTCTCGTGGTGGCACAAACCCAACAGCCCTAGCCCAACCCGTAGCAGACCTACAAATAGGTGCAGCTAATAGTACGCTTTTCTTCCCAGGCAAAATCGCCCAAGTAGCTATCTACAACGCTAAAGTAACTCAAGCTACTATTAAGGCTTCAATCTCACAAGGTCTATCTGGCTCTGAAACTTCCCTAATCTCTGCCTACTCCTTTAACAACGCTATTACTGACCTATCAGCTAACGCTAACAACCTCACAGCTAACGGTGCAGCAGTAGCTACTAACGCAGACTCACCATTCGGGGGTCAAGCGTCTGGTCTAATATCCGCCACCCTAGACTACGGAATAATCCAATCTGTTACATTCTCTACTAACACTACTGTTGTAGTCCAAGTACCAGAGGGCTGTACTATCCCTACGTCTGGTGGCGTATCGGCTGTTTCCTACGCTACACAGGCTAGTCCTTATGGATTCTCAGATTCAATGGTAAGCAGTTGTCGTAGATTAGCATTCTTCCCTATTCAGGCAAGCCAAACTACAACTTCGGCTACAATAGTCCAGTTTAACCCAGTAACTAACTACTCCATTGCCATTCCTAGTGATTGCTCGTCAATAAAATGTCACGCATATAATCCAAGCGTTTCATCAGGTTTAGCTAACGTCGTAGTACTCAAACTTTACAACGGAGCGGTCAACACCACAGCTAACGAGCTTGTACAGGCTAATACACAGACTGGTAACGGTTTTTTCTCTCTCACCTCTCTTGTTCCAGTTACTCCAGGCGAGACGATAAATCTTAATGTTGGTTGGCTTACAACCGCTGGTACGGCAACATGGTCGGCTGGTGGGGCTGGCAGACAATGCCCTGCTATTTGGGTAGAAGTCGCATAGGAAAACAACTATGAATATCAACGAACGAAATACAGTAGGCGAAATACAGGTAACTCAAGCCACCATGAAAGAACATCAGAAGTCTATGCAGAGTGATATTGACGAGCTTAAAAGACTATCAAGAGATACGAACATCCAAATCAATCTATTACATCAGAAGTTCGATGAACTAAGTGGTGCAAGGCGTACTCTAATCTGGCTCACAGGAATAGCAATAAGCATCGCAGCAGTAGTAACAGCGTGGGTGAACGGACACAGGGGGTAGAAATGCCTCGCAGACCAGTCAACGCACCATACACAATAACCACAGAGTTTGGTGTAGCAGACGGCTATGCAAAGTTCGGTAAACATTCAGGCACAGACTATGCAGTAAATCTAGGGCGACCTGTATATGCTCCTGCTAGTGGCTCACTACAGAACGTAGTCAGCCCTACTGGTGGTAACATGGTCGTTATATATGACGGTCAATTCTGGCACAGACTCATGCACAACAGCGCATTTGTCAGGTCTAATGGCTCGGTACAAGAGGGTAACGAAGTTGCTAAAGCAGGTACTACAGGACTATCGACAGGTGTCCACGTTCATTGGGACATCAACTCCGAGGGTATCTACCCTACATCATTTGCACCATTCAAAGACCCTTTCAAGTGGTTACAAGGCGAATACAAGCCTAAACCAGCGCCAGCGCCTAGTCTTTCTGCTACACAGCGCAAACTCAACAACCCAACTGGTGTAAACCAACGCACAGCACCAAGCACATCGGCTTCAATCATTAAAGAGTGGGCTTTAGATAAAGACCCTGTATTTAACTTCAAAGGATTTGTCAGAGGTGAAGCTGTAAACGGAAACGACATCTGGTTTGTGGGTGCTAACAGCGGTGGGTATTTCTACTCTGGCGCATTTGAGGGTGGTGCTAATACCGCTGGGCTTCCTGACTTAACACCAGCCAAACCAATACCTGTACCGACACCACCTAAAGACGAATTAAGCCCTGTATTTACCAAAGAGCTTAACTGTGTAACTTCGGTGGCACAGGTTCACACTACCAACTATGAGGTCGGTAACTTCCCTGCTAAACCAACAGGCGTAGTCCTGCACGACTTTGGCACTGATGGCAAAGATACTCTCACTGGTTCACTAGCCCACTTTAAGCGAGCCAACACTACAGCACCTCACTTTGTTGTATCGGGTAAGCAGATTATACAAACAGGTAAACTATCGTGGAGAATGTACCACGCTGGCGCACTAGGTAACGATAAGATTGGCGTTGAGATTGACCCCGATGTAGACACTAACATTGACACCAAAAACTCTGTACTAACTTTGTTGAGAGAACTAGACGCTATGAATGTTGTTTTAACTCGCTATCTACACAGTCAATTTATGGCTACTAGCTGTGGTGATGATGTACAAAAAGCCAACCTACTAATACCACCATCAGCACCAGTAACCCCAGACGCCAAACCTATAGACCCTACAGAACTAGATAAATTAGGTAAGAGAGTTACAGCACTTGAAACTCTGGTCAATAAAATAGCAGATTTTCTAGCTAGTATATTCAGTGGATTTAAGAAATAAGGAGAAATGATATGAACCTACCAGCAAATGTCAGGTCAGCAATCTATGTACTAACAGCAATCGGCACACCGCTTGTTGCGTATCTAGGACAAGAGAACGTTATCGACTCATTCTGGGTTGGTCTGTGGGCTGTATTGACCACAGCAATACTAACGCTTGCTCGTCTTAACGTTTCCGAATAGCCCTGCGCCACATCTTGTGTATTGGTGCTGGTGCTTCTTCGTAGTACATAACGTACTTATCTAGTGGTGTCATTTTGTTGCTTCCATTATTAAACTTTCGCTTTGCTTGCTATCTAGTTCACAATCGCCATATTTGGCACGCTTTACATCATTAAAGCCATTACGTTCTAATAAATCTTTTAGTGCAAACTCATCAAAGGCACAGCGAGTATCACCATGCCAAAACATATACCTTGCAAACTTGCCAGCCAGTGTTACTTCTAGCTCATCGGCTATCGGAAAATGGTCGGTGTTTTTTTCTATAACAGCATTAAACGCTAGAACTAAGTCGGGCGTTAGTATTCTAAGTGTTGCACCTTTTTTCATAACCCTTTTAACTTCTTTGAGTACAACTGGCAACTCCTCATACCCGAACATCTGCAAGGTGTGGTTCATAAGTACATAGTCAAATGTATTGTCATCGTATGGCAAGACCTTTAGTACATCGGCAATCACGTTATGTTTATAGTCAAGTCTATCTACATTCACCCAATCTTTGTGGTCTATATATCCAGAGCCTAAGTTCAACCTCATATACGCCAAAACCTCTCTGATACATATAGATTGTAAGGGTTCAAATCACCTTTTAACATCTGCGAATTGTAGCACATTAAAGCTCTCATCTTTAACTCAATAGCACCATCGCCAATAAACTCTTGTGATGGCTTAAAACCTTGCTTTTTTAATTGCTCAAACCTATCAAATACAAGTTCGGGGTTGGTTACTCTGTGTGGCAAGTCCTCATATAGGTATAGGTTATCTGGCTTGAGTTTAAGTGTAGCGTCTGCGACTGCTATATGGTCAGGGTGTCGCAAGCCTAGCGGTGCAACTACAAAATCATAAGTTCTGTCAGACAAAACAACTTCTATAAGTTTTATAATATCGCTGGGCTGTTCTTTTTTGTATTGGCTATCAAGTAATTTGCCATGAATATAGCCAGAATTAAGCATGGCGGTAGCTTGCCTATCTTCATTACGCCTTGCTTCCATAGCAAACTTAGAAGTTTCAAAGCCACAACTTTTATCGTAATCAGTAACAAAACCATCGTCAGGTATACCAGCAAAGACTGTTAGTACATTAGGTGATGGGTGTCCAGCAATAAATTGCCCCGCACTTAGTATTGCGTCATCTAAGTGAGTTGAGATTACTAAGACACTCATACTTTTAACATCTTAAAAATTACATTATTAGGTTTGCCATCGCCTGTCAGTGTCAGCTCTTTAGCAACAATAAACTTACAGTCGGAGTAATAGCCATAATCTCTACCTAAGTCGGTGCTAGGGTCAAAGTAGTCCATAGACCTCATATCGTAGCCCCTAACGTGTGTCGGGTCAATCCATGTGTTAGGGCTTTGCCAGTGCGGTACTTGTATCACTAGCTCGCCACCAACCTTTAATATACGCCAGCACTCATTGACAAACTCAATCGGAAATGACTTTTTATCATCAGTGAAGCTAGGCATGTGTTCGAGTACGTCTATAAGTTCTATATAATCAGCAGTATTATCATCAAAGGGATATGGCAAGTCCAGTAAGTTGTGGACTACATCAACGCCTTTTTGGTCAATCCAATCTACATTTATAAATCCTGCTTTGCCTTGTGAGCCACAACCGAGTGCTATTTTAGTCATTTGATTGCACCCTCGCTTTTTAGTACAGCAAGCATTTCAATCATTCGGTTCTTATAAGTATTAGTCCTAGCTGTTCGCTCATGCCCTGCTAAACGTATAGCTTCACGCTCGGTGTCATTCTCTAAGTAGTAGTCAATCAAGTTCTTGAGCTGTTTGAAGTTGTCAAAGGCATAAAATACAGCTTCCTTGCGGTCTACAAAGTGGTCGGTTATGCCAGCGATGTAAGGGTGTATCAGGAAACCACCACGACCAGTAACCTCAAAGGCTCGGTCAGAATAGTAATAGCTGTCCATAAAGTCTTTGCACAGGCTATCGCCTATCACAATTTTAGAGTTTGAATATAGCTTGTTAAGCTCTTGACCTCTCATGCTTTTATGTGGGTAGCCGAACTTAGTAAATGCTGTGCCATAAGTATTGTGTAGCCACGTTACCAGCTTGCCCCTGTATTGCCACTCTGGGTGTGCATACTCTACACCACCACCAACAAAAACTATATCGTGCTTGTATTCCGGGTCGCTTGGGGCTATGTAACATTCTTGGTCAAACACCCCTGCTGGTAGGTAGAACTGGTTAATGCCTAGCGACTTAAATACTTGCTTGGCTTCGGTACTACCCTCTGGGCTAAAGACGTATTGTGTTTGCCAGAATGAGTCTGTACCTAAACCACCATCACGCTTAATGCCTGTGTACTTGTCGAGGTGAAAGCTAACTGTCGGAATGCCCTGTGCTTCTATGGCTCTAAGGTCTGCTGTTACAACTCGGTCTTTCCAAGTCCTAGTCCATAGGAACATATCAGAGCCAGCCACAAGGTCGGGCAAGGTTGCCAACTGTATAGTGTTCTCTTGTATAAAATTAACCTCATGCCCTAGTGCTTCGAGTGTTCTAGCAATATGGCTTTCCGTATTAAAGCTCAAGCCATCGCTGGCTAGGTTGGTTATATTACCAACGTAACTAATCCTCATTGATATATTTTGCCAGCCCTTTAACTGCACTAATCGCTAGAGCCACAAGAGCCATGCAAGCGTACATTAAAACTGTGAACACGATAGAGAACACAAACAATGCTACTGATATTAGAAAGCCGAGCCATAGTAATCCGATTAGTATATCCATTTTATTTACCCTGAAAATCTGGTAGTGCTGTGTAGTCTGGCACTTCCGTTACTTTAGTATTAGCCACTGGTGCTGGTTCGTTACCGCACTTGGGGCTATCAACTGGAATGCTATCACCATTCGGACAGCCTGTTACTTGAACACAAGTACCTCTCCAAAAGTACCCTGCTGGACACTCGGTATAATCAGCCTTATCCTGTGCGCTTATTAAAGTTGTAACGCCCAGCATGATTAGCATGGCAATACATATCGTTAAAAATACTTGCCCGACAAAGTTTGTCATTTCATAACCTCAAAAATAGGCGCACCACCGCTAGATAATGCGCCTGTTTTAATTGTTAGACTAGCGGTGTTCATACCATAAGTATAACAAAGTTCTAGTATTTGTAAAGTACCTGTGTATCTACCCACTCTATATTGCCATTGGCGCACCACATAGACAGTTCGTTAAGTGTCCGTATTTCCTCTAGCCTAATCATCGACTCGATTAGTTTCAATCGCCTACGCCAGTAATGAGCCTTTGGTCTTAGGTAAAAGGTTTGACCGAGCGATGTTTTGATTACTATTTTTTCGGGCAAAATTATAAAGGTCAGTTTTTCTATTTTGTAGACTTCGGGGGTTGAGTCCATTATAACCTTTATTAAAGCATAATCAGTGCGATATACGAACTATTTAATTTTTAACTTTAGCCATTCAAGCCAAGTTAGCTTCTTTGATTGTTTCGCAAATGGTTTCTTATTGTCGAGTTTGTTTGCCATTATAGCCAATCTATTAGTGGCGACACCGTCGGCTTATCATCTATTACTAATTGCGTTTCCTCTATTAAAATACTTGAGTTCATAACACCTTTGTCGGCTTTCAGCTCATCTATAAGTTCATCTGTGTTCTCTGGTAGCGTTTCATCTATTACAATGTCTGGCGTTGGGAGTATAACGACAGGGTCATACTTGTCGCTTGGTAAATCAGCTTCCTGTAAATACTGGGCGTGGGCTTCTCTGTCGGCAGTATCATATAATGAGTTTATAATCTGCACATCTTCGCCTTGTGCTGTTGCATATTGTTTAACATTAGAAACCCCGACAGCACGAGTGCCACAAGTAGTACAGCCATAAATATATATTTTAATCATAGTTACATTTTATCATGGTGCTTGCTATTGTGCTATTGCTTATGGTGTGATATAACTAGAGTATGCAACGCTTTAATAGGCGAGAAATCTAAAATGAAAACTCGGTGTCTTGTTTATGACATCGGACAACAATCATTTTTTGAGCGGTTGAGTAAAAGCACGTTCAATGTCCCAGCCCCTAGTAAAAACTCTTTTATACAAATTTCTTGTGCTAATATCTATTTCTATTTCAT